AACTATTAGCTCATGATGAAAGTGGTAAATGGGAAAGACCTGATAATATATTAAATAACTGGAGAGTTACAAAAACTACATTAAGACTAGGATCAAGAATCGTAGGTAAGTGTATGATGGGCTCAACTTCAAATGCTTTAGATAAAGGTGGAGACAATTTCAAAAAATTATACTACAATTCAAACGTTAATAAAAGAAATCGAAACGGACAAACATCTTCTGGACTCTATAGCTTGTTCATTCCTATGGAATGGAACTACGAAGGATTCATCGATACTTATGGACTACCTGTCTTCATTAGAGGTAAAAATCCAATCAAAGGAGTTGATGGTTATGAAATTACAACAGGAGTTATTGAGCACTGGGAAAACGAAGTTGAAGGACTCAAATCAGATCAAGACAGTTTAAACGAATATTACAGACAATTCCCAAGAACAGAGCAGCATGCTTTTAGAGATGAAACAAAAGATAGTTTGTTTAATCTAGTTAAAATATATGAACAAATAGATTTTAATGAAGAAGCTAATAATAATGCTATTATATCTTTGGGTAATTTTCAATGGAAAAATGGAATTAAAGATACTAGCGTAAGTTTTATGCCTAACGCTAATGGTAGGTTTAGAGTTAGTTGGGTTCCTGAAGTTTCTATACAAAACAATGTTATAATAAAAAATGGAATTAAATATCCAGGTAATGAACATATGGGAGCTTTCGGATGTGATAGTTATGATATTTCTGGCACTGTTGACGGTCGCGGCTCTAAAGGAGCACTTCATGGATTAACAAAATTTAGCATGGAAGATGCACCGCCTAATCATTTCTTTTTAGAATATATATCAAGGCCTCAAACAGCTGAGATATTTTTTGAAGATGTTTTAATGGCTTGTATATTTTACGGCATGCCAATTTTAGTAGAAAATAATAAACCAAGATTACTTTATTATTTTAAAAGAAGAGGCTATAGAGGTTTTAGCATGAATAGACCTGATAAAGTGTGGAATAAGTTATCTACTACAGAAAGAGAGATAGGTGGAATACCTAACTCAAGTGAAGATATTAAACAAGCTCATGCTGCAGCTATAGAGTCTTATATAAGCGACAATGTTGGTCAATTACAAAACTCAATGGGTAATATGTATTTTCAAAAAACACTAATAGATTGGTCTAGGTTTAACATAAACAATAGAACAAAGTTTGATGCTACTATAAGTTCTGGACTAGCTATAATGGCTTGTAATAAAAATAAGTATAGACCTGTTCAAGATAAGGTTTCTAAAAAAATAAACCTAGGAATTAAAAGATATAATAACGAAGGAGCAATTTCTAAATTAATACAATAATATATGATTTACACAACTAATAATAGTTCTTTTCCAGATCAGGTAGTACCTGATGCAGAGAAAGCTACTTTAGAATATGGGCTTGCTGTTGCTAGAGCTATTGAGGGAGAATGGTTTAAAAACTATAGATATGGTACTAATAATCCTGGTTATGCGGTAAACTACAATAACTATCATAGTTTAAGATTATACGCAAGAGCAGAGCAACCAACAAAGAAATACAAAGATGAACTTGCTATAAATGGAGATTTAAGTTATTTAAACCTTGATTGGAAACCTGTACCTGTGATACCTAAGTTTGTAGATATTGTTGTTAATGGAATGTCTCAAAGAAATTATGAAATAAAAGCATTTGCTGTTGATCCTTTTTCTACTAAAAAAAGAACTGACTATGCTAAAGAATTGATGAGGGACGTTAGAGAAAGAGAGCTAGCACAGAAAATAGAACAAGTCACTGGTCAAAAAGTTCAATCACCACAGTACAAAGAGTTAGGATTAGAAACAGAAGAAGAAATAAAACTGCATTTACAATTAGATTACAAGCAGTCTATAGAAATAGCAGAAGAAGAAGTTATAAATGATGTTTTACAGAGAAACAAATATGACTTAACTAGAAGAAGAATAGCTCAAGATTTAACAATTTTAGGTATTGCTTGTACTAAAACAAACTGGAATCAAGCAGAAGGAATTACTGTAGACTATGTAGATCCATCAACTTTAGTTTACTCATATACAGAAGATCCAAACTTTGAAGATTTATATTACGTAGGCGAAGTTAAGTCAATATCTTTGGCTGATTTAAAAATGCAATTTCCTTACTTAACAGATAAAGAACTAGAAACTATACAAAAATATGATGGAAACTCTGAATACTTAAGAGGATTTAATGGTAAAAATGATAACTTAACTGTTCAAGTACTTTACTTTGAATACAAAACGTATAGCGATCAAGTTTTTAAAATAAAAGAAACACCAACAGGCTTAGAAAAAGCTTTAGAAAAGCCTGATACATTTAACCCACCAGAAAACGATAATTTTGAAAGAGTTTCTAGAACTATAGAAACGCTTTATAGTGGCGCTAAAATACTAGGACATCCTATGATGTTGAGTTGGGAATTATCTAAAAACATGACAAGACCTTTTGCGGATACAACTAGAGTTAAAATGAATTACAGCATATGTGCTCCTAGAATGTATAAAGGTAAAATAGAAAGCTTAGTAAGTAGAGTAACAGGTTTTGCTGATATGATACAGTTAACACATTTAAAGCTACAACAAGTGATGTCTAGAATAGTACCAGATGGTGTATATTTAGATATGGATGGTTTAGCAGAGGTTGATTTAGGTAATGGAACTAATTACAATCCTGCTGAGGCGTTAAACATGTATTTTCAAACTGGTAGTATTGTAGGTAGATCTTTAACTCAAGACGGTGATCCTAATAGAGGTAAAGTTCCTATACAAGAATTACAGTCTAGTTCAGGTGGTGCTAAAATACAATCTCTTATACAGACTTATGAGTATTATCTAAAAATGATTAGAGACGTTACGGGTCTTAATGAAGCTAGAGATGGAAGTACTCCAGATAAAAATGCTTTAGTTGGGTTACAGAAATTAGCTGCTGCTAACTCTAATACAGCAACTAGACACTTATTGCAAGCTATGTTATATTTAACATCAAGAACTTGTGAGAATATATGTTTAAGAATATCAGACTCTTTAGAATATCCATTTACTAAGTCTGCTTTAGAAAATAGTATATCAAGATATAATGTTTCTACTTTAGAAGAAATAAGTAATTTAAACATGCATGATTTTGGTATATTCTTAAATTTAGAACCAGACGAAGAAGAAAGACAATACTTAGAGCAGAATATACAAATAGCTTTAAAAGGAAATGCTATTGATTTAGAAGATGCAATTGATCTTAGAGAAATACACAACATAAAGTTGGCTAATCAAATGCTTAAAGAAAGAAGAAAAAGAAAGCAAAAACGAGATCAACAGATTCAACAACAAAATATTCAAGCTCAAGCTCAAGCAAACGGTCAGTTAGCAGAACAAACAGCTTTAGCTGAAACACAAAAACAACAAGTTATAACAGAGCAAAAGATGCAATTAGCAAAAGCAGAAAGTGATTTCGAAATATTGCAAATGCAGCAAAAAGCTCAAATAGATCAGCAACTATTAGATCTTAGATACACTTATGACATGAAATTGAAGCAGATGGAAATAGATGCTCAAGGTCAAAAAGAAAACATGATCGAAGATAGAAAAGATCAAAGAACAAAATTAGAAGGCTCACAACAAAGTGAAATGATACAACAAAGACAAATGGATGGGCCTCCAATAAATTTTGATGCAAAATACAGTGACTTATTATCACAATAATTTTATTAACTATTATATTATATTATGTCAGAAATAAAAGAAGAAAAAGTAGAAGGTTTAAAAATAAAAAAGCCTTCTTATAAAAAACCTACAGATAAGGTTTTTAAAGTTGATTTAACTAAAAAACAAGAAGATGCCGTTCAAGAGCCAAGCGCAGAGAAAGTGGATGTACGCAACGAATCCGGAGATGGCGAAAAAGTGGGAGAAACACACGAAGAAAAAGTCGTTGCCGTTGAGAGTAAAGAAGAAAAAGTAAATCCTATAGTTGAGATAACAGAGCAACTAGAAAAGCCTGTAGAGCAAAAAGTAGAAGC